AAATCTTATGGTAATTACAAAAACGAAGGTAGTGATTTTACCAGTAACAAATATATTCCTTCAAATGCTCAACGAGCAGCATTTGCCCAAGCGACTGGCGCGGTAAAGACCAACAACATCAGCATTGGCAACGTGACTGTGCAGACTCAAGCAACGGACGCCAAGGGAATTGCGGGCGACATGCGCGGGGCGCTCAACAGCACGCTAAACGGATACGATGACGGCGTGGAAAGGTAACACGGGCCATGCCTTTAACCGACCTCCTCCTGCCTAACAAATCTTCCGATGCCGTAGCGATTATAAATCAAACGACATTCGAACAGCTATTTGCGGATGCGCGCCCATTCAAGGTGAGCGTAAAGCCGACCAGCAAGCTTATGGAACACCCGGTGGAGACAGGCTCTACTGTTGTCGATCACCGTGTGATTCAGCCTCTTGAAATTGAGCTATCTGTTTTCTTGATGAGCAAGGGAAACTTTCAAGATTACCGCAGCGTTTATGCCCAGCTAAAGCAGGCATTTGAAAAGGGTGATCTGCTCACTGTCCAAACGCGCGCGGCCAGCTACGCGAACATGGTGATTTACGAAATTCCGCACACAGAAGATGCTGACGTTTTTGACGCAATCGCTGTGGCTGTGAAGCTGCGCGAGGTAAAATATATCGAGCCGCAATATGCCAGCCTGCCAGCCTCTGTGGTTTCAGATAAAAAGCAGTCATCTACGGTAAGCCGCGGAGAACAGCAAACAAAAGACGTTGCAGAGGGCGGGCAAAAGGAAAGCCTTGTGATTGAATTTTTGAACTGGTGGACTGGAAAATGAAGACAATCACCATCACGTCCACACCCAACCAGTCATTTTCAGCACGGCTCGATAACAGCCTGTTTGATATAGCGATCAAGACGATCAATGACACAGCCTGCATCGACATTTCGCGCGACGGCGTGGCGTTGGTGAAGGGAATGCGCATTACTCCCGGCACGCCTTTATTCCCCTATTCGTATTTGGAAACAGGCAATTTCCTTTTTACCACACTCAACGATGACCTGCCGGACTATACCAAGTTTGGGATTAGCCAAAACCTGTATTACATAACGGCGGCGGAGCTGGAGGCTATCTATGCCTCAGCAGCTTGACCCACGCATTGTCCGAATTGGCATTGAGATTGACGGAAAGATCAAATACTACGAAGGCATGGACATTCACGCCCAAGGCATGAAGTACGCCAACTCGACACAAAACGAGTGCGAGGTGAAGATCAACAATTTGTCCAAGGCGACGCGCGATTATATTCTGACCGAGACAAGCCCGTTTAATCTTAATAAAAAGCCCAAGAAATTGATTGTTGAGGCCGGGCGCGAATCCTATGGCGTGACGCAAATCTTTATTGGCAACATCACCAGCAGCAGCATCGGGCAGCCGCCGGACATAAGCCTAACGATTAAATGCCTTACCAAAAATCACAAAAAAGGCGACGTTGTTTCGCGCAGCAAGGGCAGTACAACGAGCCTGCGAAACATTGCCGAGGGCGTGGCAAAAGACCTAGACACAAGCCTGTTATATGAGGCGGACGAAAAGAGCATCTCAAATTTCTCATTCACGGGCGGCGCTCTAAAACAGGTTGATGCGCTCGGCGATGCTGGCGACGTGGACGTGTTTATCGACAACGAAACGCTTGTGGTCAAAAATAGGGGCACGCCGCTCAAGGGCCAGATGAGAATCCTTAACGTAGACTCCGGCATGATCGGGATCCCTGCACTTACTGAACATGGGCTGCGCGTCACCTGCCTGATCGACAACAAAACGGCAATTGGAGGGGCTATTGAAATTCAGAGCGTGCTTAACCCGTCGCTTAATGGCCTCTACAGCATTTTTCAGATGGGCTTTGACATTGCCAGCCGCGACACGCCGTTTTATTATATCTGCGAATGCAAGAGGGCCAAAACATGACCACGCAAAGCACAGGCAATCAGCCGTCACAGAACCCCGCCGAGCTGGGAACGTTCCAAGGCCTGTTTAAGGCCGTTCTACGCAAGTTCTTGCAAGGGGTGGATGACATGCTGCCCGCGCGCGTAATCAGCTATAACAGGGAAACAAACATGGCGCAGGTGCAGCCATTGGTGGCGTTGCTTACCACCGGGGGAGAGAGTGTCTCGCGCGCGCCCGTAGCCAGCGTTCCCGTGTTCCAAATTGGCGGCGGAAACTTCCTGCTAAACTTCAACATCATGCCGGGCGATTTAGGGTGGATCAAGGCCAATGATCGGGATATTTCCCTGTTCTGCCAGTCATATTCCGAACACACGCCTAATACCGCACGTCTTCACAGCTTTCAGGACGCGCTATTTTTCCCGCAGATCATGAAGGATTACAATATATCGGCTGGAGACGACGAAAACTGTGTGCTGCAAAACCGCAGCGGAAGCGTTAAAATCAGCCTTGGCGATGATACCATAACGATCAAGGCGCCGCATGTGGTGATTGAAAGCACGACTCTAACAAACAACGGCAAAAACATTGGCGACGATCATGTGCATAGTGGGGTTGACCCCGGCGGCGGCACATCTGGCCCGCCTGTATGATGAAAGTTGAGCGATGACCCAAACCTTCACTTCCGATTCCACGAATGACCTGACATTGGGCGGCAACGGAAACCTGTCGATTTCGACGGGTTTACTAGGCGTATTGCACGCTTGCGCGACGGCAGCTAAGGCCCAGCTTGGCGAAATGGTGCTGTCAACAAATAAGGGCGTACCGAATTTCCAAACCGTATGGTCGAGCCGCCGCAACATTGCCCAGTTTGAATCATATCTCCGCGCGACGCTCGAGCGCGTGGCCGGGGTTAAAAAGGTAAATGAATTGACGGTTACAACGGACGGCTCTGTGTTAAGATACAGCGCGCAGATTGAGACAAACTACGGAACGGGGGCGCTAACACAATGACCTACCAGTATATCGACTCCACGGGTGCGATTGTTGCCGACACCGCCGACACGCTGACTACGGTGCAAAACGAGTTCAAGACCGCGTTTGGCTCCGATTTGATCGTGACCGCCGACACGCCGCAGGGTGTGCTTATCACCGCCGAGGCTCTGGCCCGTGACGCCGTTATCCGCAACAACGCTGACGTTGCGAATCAGATCAACCCTAATCTGGCTGGCGGAATTTTTCTTGACGCTATTTGCGCATTAACTGGCATTGAGCGCATTGCGGCCACCCGTAGCAGCGTTACAGCGCAGCTAACGGGCGTTGCGGCAACATTGATCCCGGCAGGCTCTCAGGCGCAGACTGCAGCAGGAGATATTTTCTTTTCTGCTTCGGACGTAACGCTGGACGTCAATGGGGAAGGTAGTGTTACTTTTTACTCTCAGTCCTATGGCCCGATTGCCTGTGGCGTTGGCGACCTTAGCCAGATTGTCACTGGTGTTCTTGGATGGGAGACCATAACAAACTGGGATGCTGCCGTGCTGGGCGCAAATCTGCAAAGTGACGTTAGCCTGCGCGCGTATAGGCGCAATACACTCGCGCAGCAAGGCGTGAGCATCAGTGAGGCTATAACATCAGCCCTTTATGAGGTGGATGGCGTTAAGAGCCTATCATTCCGTGAGAATACAGCCAACACCACGGAAACGATTGACGGCATCAGCATGGTAGCCAATTCGGTCTATGTCTGCGTGGACGGCGGTACAGATGCGGCGGTGGCAGCCGCATTGCTGGCAAACAAGACATGCGGCGCGGCATGGAATGGTTCGACAACCGTTTCCGTAGTAGATGATTTTAGCGGGCAAACTTATTCGGTTAGCTTTGCTCGGCCCACAGAAATAGAAATGTCAATTCGCGTAACAATCCGCTCGGGCACCAGCTTGACCGACCCTGAAACTGCCGTGAAAAACTCTATTGTTGCCTATGCCAATGGCGAAATGGGCGACGAATCAGGGTTTACAGTTGGCAATGACGTTTCACCGTTTGAGCTGGCCGGGGCGGTTAATCAGCAAAACCCATCCATCTTTGTGAAGCTTGTGGAAATTTCGGATGACGGCGGCACCACATGGCAAAGCACAGAATACGCAATCGCCTTAGATGAGGTTGCCCGCACCAATGTGGGATTAATCACGGTGGTGACAGCATGAGCCAAATTCAGCAGATTGATTTCAGCATCGACCTGCTAAAGGCTATTCTTTGGCAGTATAACACTGC